GCTATTTTCAGAAGCTATGTACAAGATTTAGTAACAGCTAATTTATATCATTACGACCCAGCTTTCAGTGGTGAATTAACAGAAATGTTTATCCCTGGCGCTGATGTTAAAGTACGCAAAACTTTTGGTTTGACTGGTTCAAATTACATCTATGCTTCAGTTCCAGAGAACTTAGTTTATGCAACTGACTTTGTAAACAACAAAGAAGAGCTTAAAGGTTGGTTCAGCGATGATGACGATGTTTATCGTATGAAATCACGTTTCAACTTCGGTGTCAACACATTATTCCCAGACGCTGTTGTTGTTATCGAAAAGAAATAAGCAATATAAACGACATGGGGTTTACAATAGGGTAAGCCCCTTTTAAAAAGAATAATAACAGATAAAAATACATATATACAATGAGTTGTGGAGCAATTAAAGCCGTTACATATAGTTTATGCGATGCTAATATGGGCGGTATCACAAAAATATACCTTGCAAACCTTGAAGATGTTTCAGCAACAACAATCGGTACAGCTGCAACTTTGTCAGATAGCGGTATTACAGCTATCACAATGGTAAGTGGCAAAACCTTTGAAGAGTTCACAATCAAGAAAAACACTTCAAATTTCACTTCAACATTGACAGTTAATGACAATGGTTCAAGCTACGTTTCAACAGTTCTTTCATTCTTGATGCCTAGAATGGATGCTGCAAAGAAAGCTGCAATGAACGCTTTTATGCTTGCTGAAGCTGTTGCTATCGTAAAGGATGCAAACGGTAAATATTGGTTCTTGGGTGATGTTGCTAATGAAGCAGCATTGACAAACACAGCTGGTACTGGTGAGACTGGTACAGCTAAAGGCGATGCTAACCAGTACACTGTTGAAATGACAGTTGAAACAAATGGTTATCCAGAAGAAGTTGACCCAACAATTATTGCTGGTCTTTTGTAAGCATAACAACCAATATTAAGGTATTATAGATAAGGCTAATTTGAACAAGTTAGCCTTTTTTTTATATTTAATAATAAACACAATAATAAGTTAGAAAACAATTAGTTTAATTATGGTTACTTTTAAAATTCAAGGCGAAACGCCTTTTCAAGTAAACGCACATAGTTTCAGCGTTTCACCTTCAAGCGAAGGTTACACACTCAATTATTCTGCAAACGGAATTGATTACACAGCTTACACAGACAGCACCCCATCAAATGAAAACCTTATCGTTAATGGAATTGCTAAAGGAATGTTTTTCAAATTAGCTGGAAATAACAGTCTTGTTGACGTTGCTTATTAAAAAGGAGGTCAATTATGATTATTAATTTTAGTAATTTAGGCGGTGGAGGTTCACCTTCAAGTTTACCTATAGCAACAACGGCTTCAACTGGTGTTGTTAAGATTGGTGAGGGTATCAATGTTGATTCAGCTGGCACTATATCAGTTGAGGAATTTAACATTCCAGTTGTCGAATCATTGCCAGCAAGCGGAACAGATGGTGAAATGGTGTTATTGGAAACAATTATTCCAGAAAAACATATCCATACAACAAACAGTAATAATACCATTTTTACAACAACAGCTATTGGTATAACAACAAAGACGTTTTTATACTATTTCGACCATTACAACAGAATTGTTAATGTTTATGTAAATGCTGATAATTCAATTACATTAACTGATACATATACTGGAAACGAGACAGATTTTGCTGTTGGTGAGACTGGTACTTATGTATTTGAAAATGACGGTAGCAGACAATTAACAGTTAGTCCAACTTCAACTGGTGTTACTATTACAGCAAATAATGGCACTGGAAATGGTAATTTTACAAGTATAGACCGAGCACAAGAAGAAAAACAAGTGCTTTACACTTGGAGTGATGTACAAGAATTGACAAGTGATATTATTTACACAGTTTCAAGTAGTGATACTTGGTGTGTCAAATACAAATATTCAGAAATTCCAAATAATACTACGTTGCTTGTGTTACAAGCTTGGGATGAATATTTGCATTTTGTTTATAAAGATGGCGATTTGATTGAATATAAAAGTACAAGTGCTGATACATATACAGCGACAACTGGCACTTCAATAGCTCAATATGGTGTTAATTTGAATGATGTTTATGTCTATTGGACTGATGATGAGATAATTTTTGTAAGAGGATGGCACAACAGAACATATTTCAATATCAATGGATTATATAAAACTGGCTGGCACAAAAATCTTGAACATAAAATAGATAATAAGGCTTTTTATAAAGATTACACGTTTTATGATGGCGATTATCAACTCATTATCAGACATCCAAGTTATCCAGTATATAGCAGTTATTTGAAAATCAATCCAGAAAATGAATGGGCTGGAATACAAGTCTATTCAACTAATAATGGAAACGATTATAGGATTTTCGCACCAACGACAACTGGACAGACTGGATATGTTTGTGTAGCTGGCAGTGGATGGACAGCTCCAACTTGGGTATCACCAGAAACAATAACGAATGGTGTTAAGTTCTGGAAGGGAACACAAGATGAATATGATACTTTAAGCACTTACGATAGTTCTACATTATATATCATCGTTGAAGAATAATAATCTATATAAAAACGATAAATTATGGCTAGATATGTAGAATACATACAAACTGACGGTTCAAAATATGCTTGGGATACTGGTTATGCTATAAACAGTCTTGATGATGAAGTATATCTTGACTTTATGCCATTAACTGGTACTCCTCAAGGTGATGGTTGGTTCTGTTATGCTGGCGATGGTGAAAAAAATATATTAATTAGAACATATATGGTTGATGGTACACCAAACACAAATATTCCAATAAAATTTGGAAATTATTCAAATAACAATCAATCTGCTGTTACAGCCAATTATAATGAAAGGTCAATGATGCACTTGACAAAATCAGTGTTTGAAAATATAACAAGCGGAACAAGTTTTTCTTTCAATGCTACAAGCCTTAATTCAGCCAGAAACCATATTATCTTAAATGCACATGAACTTAGAAATGGTGAGGCATTTAGACCACAAATAGCAAGATATTATGGCTTTAAAGTAGTGAACGGAAATACGACATTGGTTGATTTAAAGCCAGCACTTGACACAAACGATAACCCTTGTTTCTATGATGAGGTTTCAGAAACCTACATTTATCACACTGGTTCTGGAACACCTATAGCTGGTCCAGTATTACATACATTAACTGTAAATCCAGTTTCAATCAAATTTGAGGCTAGTGGCGGAACTTCAGCATTTACAGTAACTTCAGACACTGGATGGACTTGTCAAGCTTCAACAGCATTTACACTTTCTACTCTTAGTGGCTCAAGCGGTGATACTATTGTTTCAGTTTCGGCAGCAAATTACACTGGACTAACAGATATCAAAGAAATTTTAACAATAACAGATGATGATAATTACACAGTAGATTTTACATTAAGGCAAAGAAAATATAGTGCTGGTGTAGATTCAAGTTTGTTTATGGGTGAAATAAACATTGAAAATCTGTTCCTTGGTGACAAAGCTGTTGATGCTATGTATTTAGGCGAAATACAAGTTTTTAGTTCTGGTCCTTTTGTTGGCTTGAAGTTATCACCAAAAACTATTAATTTTCAAAAAGATAGCGGATTAACAGCCAATTTAAAAGTTAAGGCATCTGAAGCTTGGAGTTTGGCATTGCCTAATGATGCAACTTGGTTAAGTGCAAGCACCTTAACTGGCGATACTGGAGAAACAACTGTTGTTTTATCAACTGTTGAGGGAATGACAAGTGGCACTTCAAGAAATGCCGTTATAACAGCTACAACAGCCAATTATTCAGCTACTTGTGAAGTGACACAATTCTTTGTTCATTATGTTAACTATATATGTACCAATCCATTACAAGGACGAACAAATTTATATATTGAAACTGGTATTTTCCCAACAACAGCTACTACAATGAGATTTAAATTTACTGGTACTGGTTTGGCTGCTCAAAGTAAACTTTTAGGATTTTCTTATGGATGGGAAGAGCCAGTTTATAATTGGGCAAGTGATAATACTGATTATAGGGTTAGTTCTTATGCAGAGAGAAATAGGATATTCTATGATTATAATGAATCAAGATTAGAAATATCTGGTTCCAATGCTTTAAATGAAAACGTATATAATGATTGGACTATAGGAAACTATTATATGTATGATAATATAAATCAAGATTATATTTTTTCGTCAACAAGTAAAACTGTTCAAGCAACAAGTGATATTCCAATTATGGTAAACGTTTCAGTAATTCATTTACATTCGCTTGAAATATGGCAAGGTGAAACCAAAGTTTTTGATGGTCAAGCAGCCATAGATGATGGAACTGGTAATGTAGGTTTATATGACAGTATATCAAACAGTTTAGTTTATAACAGTGCTTTGACAATGACATATGGTATGGAAGAGCCAGAATAACCAGACCCAGAAGAAGGCGAATAAACCTATTTATTTCATATTTTTAATTTTTATTCTTTGAGCCTTTAGATTAATTCTAGAGGCTTTTTCTTTTTTCCATGGCAAATCATATTAATTTATACCAAAATGGTCTTAAAATGGCTTAAAATAGCCTTAAATTGTGAACAAATAACCCCAAGATTTATATTTATTATAAAAACAGTTAAGATGAAATTGAAATTACAAAACAACGTATCGAAAACCGAATATGAATTTACTGTTACAGACCAGAACAGTTCAACATTGTTTTATACGTTTGAAATCAGTTTGCCATCTGGGGTTATAGATGGTGAATACAGCTATTATTTGACAGACAAAGGAAAAACCATAGCACAAGGTGTTTGCCAGATTGGTGATTATAACCCAGAGGACACAAAAACATATAAAGAAGAAAATAAGACTACTTATAAACAATACAACGGATAATGGAAAAGAAAATACAAATGGCTTTTGCAGCCATAGACAAGACTTTAGAATCATACATACCAAACTTTTCTGAAAAAGAAACTGGTAGTAAGAAATATTTGACATGGGGTGATAATAACGATATTCCAAATTATCTTTTTGACCTATTTACAGATGTTACGACATTAAAGACAATCATTGTTGGTACAAGTGATTATGTTGCTGGCGATGATGCAAGTTGTAATGTTGAAGGTTTTAATTTTGAAATCAACAAAAAAGGCGATACAATGTTTGAACTTATCAAACTTTTGTCCAGAGATTGGTTGATTTATGGCGGTTTCGCACTTCAAGTCATAAGAAACAAAGCTGGTAAGGTCGGTGAACTTTATTACATTGATTTCAGATATTTAAGAACCAATAAAAATAAAGATTTGTTCTGGTACAGTGAAGATTACGGTAAAAAATATGCCAGAACAAACAAAACTGTTGTTTTGCCAAAATATATTGCAGAAGCAGTTGATATAGCAACTTCAATAGTGTATGTGACAAACGAAAAGTCAAAGACCTACCCTATCCCAAGATATTCTGGAGCTTTGAAAGCTTGTGAGATTGAAAGAGAAATTGACGAATACCATTTATCAGCATTAAACAATGGTTTTGCTGGCAGTTATATTATGAACTTCAATAATGGTATCCCAAGTGACGAGATGAAAGCTGAAATTGAGGAAAATATAACTGAAAAGTTTGCTGGTGCAAGCAACGCTGGCAGAATGTTATTGAACTTTAGCGACAGTAAAGACAATGCAGCAACGGTACAAAAGCTTGAAATACAAGACTTTGGCGATAAATACGATGCAGCATACAAACGTTCAAGGGAACAGATTTACTGTGCTTTCCAAGCTATACCAGCTTTATTTGGCCTTATGACAGAAAGCACTGGCTTCAATTCACAAGAATTTGCTGAATCATTTAAGATTTATAACAGAACTGTTGTTAGACCTATTCAAAGATTAATTGCTGATACCATGGATAAGATATTTGGTATTAAAGGCAGTATAACAATTCAACCATTCTCAATTGAGGGTACAAATAACGAAGAAAAAACTGTTGAATAATGATATATTTAGAAAATACGACATCAGCACAAACAGTGTCAATTCCACGTAATGACAATGGTGGCACACCAAGTGTTAATCCACGTTCATATCAAGAAGGTTATAATGCTGGCTTTGAAGCTGGTGAAGATGTTGGATATGGTGATGGTGTTGCATATCAAAAAAGTTTGCTTTCAAGCACAGCCATAACGGAAAACGGAGAATATCAGTCAGAAAATGGTTTCAGTGCTGTTTCAGTCAATGTACCTCAAACTGGTTCAAGTTTGCCGTTGACAGCAATAACGATAACAGCAAATACAGCTATCACAGAGACTGAAAAGGCTTATACTGGAATAACTGTAAACGTTGATACAGCATCAACATATAATAGTGGCTATACTGATGGTTACACTTCTGGTGAAACCGATGGTTATAACACTGGATATGCAAGCGGATACACTAGTGGAGAAACAAATGGTTATGCTTCTGGTTATACCTCTGGAAACACAGATGGCTATGATTCTGGATATACTTCTGGATACAGCTCTGGATATACAAGCGGATATAGCTCTGGGTACAGCAGTGGTTATACAAGCGGTGAGACAGATGGTTATAATAGCGGCTATACAAGTGGACACACTGACGGTGTTGATGAGGAAAAAGCTAAGATGTCAGCTGTCACTTTCACAGCAAACACTGCTGTTACATTGAGCGATGGAGGTTATTCAGCGGTTACTGTTAATGTGCCACAAACTTACAATATAGAGCAAAATAAGCCTTTTACTGCAACTTCAAATGGAAACTATACAGTTACCCCATCAAGCGGAAGCGTTGTTGTAAACGACAGATTTGACAGCGATTTGAATAGATATTATTTAACAGCCACAACAAGCGGTTATCCATCAACTGGCGATTTTGAACTTTTAAGAATTGAAGATGAGTTTGATAGTTCAAAAGGTTATATTGATATTTATATATATAATGGTGTACTTAATTATGATAATATGTGGAATCCAGAATCTGATGTTGATATAGACAGATATGGTAATGAAATAGAATTAGAGATAAGAAATGCTAATAGATATGTTGATTGGGCATATTTAAGTGGTACTTACTTTACCTATGATGCAATGTCAGCCGTTTCACTTACTGTCAACGTTCCACAAAGTGGTTTTATAGTCAATGAAACATTAGAGCCTTTATTTACAATACAAGCAACAACTGGTGATACATTGGAAATGTATATGGATATAAAAACAATTTATAGTGAATATAATTGTAATCCATTTGCAAGCCGTAATCAAAATTTATTTGGAATTTCATATAGGAATGATGAAATAAATATATATGGCGATTTTTGTGATAATACATTTAAAACTCTTGATACATATATTTTTCAAAAAGCAACTCCATTAGATGGCAGAAGAATTATTATACAAATAAGCATTAGTCCTAATTTAAACAATCATGTAGAAACAAGAATATATGATTTTCTTGATGGTGTTGGTAGTTATAAAGCTATATCTGCAACTTCAATTAGTGATATTAATATGAACACCACTTTTATTAAAAATTGCAAATTTAATGAATTTAAAATTATTAAAAACGGTGTTTTAATGAATGATTTAAAATATAATGGCAACGGTAAAATTGTTGATGTTATTACTGGAATAGAATATGGAACAAATATAGTACCATATAATCCATATTCAAGTAACTAATAACAACCATATTTATATTTAATAATAGAAAAATACAATATAGGAAATGAACAAAGTTTTAGTAACTTCTGAAGATTATATAAAAACCAATTCAAACCTTAATGATAATGTTTTTGGCGATTATCTTTTGCCAGCAATCAGAACAGCACAAGATATTGTCTTACAACAAACATTAGGTTCTTGCTTGTACAATGCGATTCTTGGAATGATTGATGATGGCAGTATTACAGCATCAACAAATACGGAATATAAAACCCTTTTAGATGATTATGTGCAAGATTTTATGACCTTTCAAGTGATAACTGATTTAATCCCAATTATAGGCGTTAAATTGGGTAATATCGGTGTTGTGATATCAAATGATGAACATGTACAGAATTTGTCTGAAAGCGAAAGAAACGACATTAAACAATATTACCAGTACAAAGCTGATTTTTACACAAGGCGTTTGCAGAAGTTCTTATTGGAAAACAAAGAGTTGTTCCCAGAACTTGACGAATGTACTTGTTCACAGATAAAAGCAAACCTTGACAGTGCAGCTTCAACTGGACTTTGGTTGGGCGGTTTGAGAGGCTATAAAATAATCCGCAAAAAATAATTGGTTTTATGACATTATATAACGTTATAAAAGGTTTTGAACGTATAGCAAAAACGCACCCTAACATTTTAACGGCTAAAGACGGTTCAATATATGAAATTATGAACGCAAATCCAGCTGTTAAATACAGTGTTTTTGTTGTAACACAAAATACCCATAGACAAACAGAACAGTTTGACTATTATGGACTTACATTGTTTTATTGTGACCGTTTAGTTGACAACCTAGGTTCAAACAGATTGGAAATACAATCATTCGGAAAGCAAGTGTTAGGTAATATCATCCATGTATTTTGCAATGAGTATGATATCGATTTACCTACAATCACATATACCACTTGGACACAAAAGTTTGTTGATGAATGTGCTGGCACTTACGCACAATTTGAATTGGAAATACCTAAAGACATAACATGTCCAGACGAATTTTAATAAAATAGGAGAAATACATATATGGCTGAGTTTTATAAGAAATATGTTGAACACAACTTATGGTTCAAGATTTTAAGTGCAGTAGCTGTACTTTTACTTATTGCATCTTTCATAGTTCCGCCACTTGGTGTTATCGAACCATCAGTTATTGCTGGTGTTGGAGAGATTTTTGCTTTTGCTGCATTATGGACTTTGATTAAAGCCATTGACAAAGGCAAAACAGCTTCAGTATCACACGGACAGACAATAATAAGTGTAAGTGATGACAAAAAAGATTAATTATGTACATAGTTTTAGACTGTGGTCACTCAATACAGACCAAAGGAAAAAGAAGCCCAGATAACCAGTTTTTTGAATATGAATATAACAGAATCATTGGTAGAAGAGTTGCCGAAAGACTTAAAGACTTGAATATCAAATGTTTTTTCACCTACCCTATTGATGAGCCGACCGATTTAGGACTATCAAAGAGAGCCGAAGCAGCCAACAAAATAGCCAAAGAATATGGTGCTGGAAACGTATTATTAATTTCAATCCATAGCAACGGTTTAGGTGATGGCTCAAAATGGATTAATGCCAAAGGCTGGAGTATATACACTACTATTGGAAAAACCAAATCCGATGATTACGCTGAAATATTTTGGGAAGAAGCTGAAAAGGTGTGTAAAAAATACGGTAGAACAATAAGACAAGATGTTTCCGATGGCGATAAAGACATTGAAGAAAATTTCACTGTTATTTATAAGACAATCTGTCCATCTGTTCTAATTGAAGAGTTTTTCTACACAGACAAAGAAGAATGTAACTGGCTTTTGAGTGAGGAAGGTAAAAGTGCTTGCACTGAAATTATCGTTAATGCCATACTAAAAATAGAAAACTTAAAATAAGGCGTTTTAAGCGCATTTAAGGGTATGGGATAAGAAAATATATTAATTGATAGAGAAAATGCCCCAGATTGTCTAAAAAAGGCTTTCTGAGGCATTTTTAATGTAAATTAAAATATTAAAAAATGACTTTAGAAGTACTTAGTGTTTTAAAATATACATCAGTTTGTTTAACACACATCAGTTTGTTTAACACACATCATTTGTGTACTTCACTAAGTCAAAGAACCGATTGTGGACTAAGCCACTGTCTTAATAATGCCTTAAAACACTATTTAATTATTATTATTAAGTACCCTAAATATACAAAAAATATTTGAATAAAACAAGAAAAAAGCCCCTTTTTTGAAGAGGCTCTGGAAATAAAATAACTCGAACAAGGGCTGGCTATATGATGACAAAACAAAAAAGAGGAAGGAAGGATATGTGCCAGCCCATTTTTTAATATGAAAATAATAAGAAAGGACATTTCACTGGTGTATTTACAGCTGAACTGCTATGGTTGGCAAATCTATTCAGCCTTCTATACCCAATGTTGTTATAAATATACAAAAATAATTTGAAAATAACAAGGGAAAATGAAAAAAAATAAGCCCCTTGTTTGAAGAGGCTTAAATTATGAGTAAAATAAACATTAAGCATAAAAATCTGTGGCATCTATAAGAAAATCCACAAATTTCAAAGAACCTTTTTTGCTATTATTATAAGCATTAAAATATAAGGTTCTTACTTGGTATAGTCAAGAACAAAATCGGTAAAAAGTTGGATACAGTTTTTTTCCAGTATGTCACTCCAGCCTTCCACCAGCATTTCCAAAGTTTTGACAGCCACCATTTCTCTGTTTTTGTAGATACAAATTCCATAGCTGTACGCAGCAAGTTCATCACCGTTGAAGAAAGCTATTGTATAACCGTTGTAGTCAAATTGTCCATCCAAATCTTGGAATAGTTGTTTAATTTTGTCGTATATATCCATGGCATGTTAATTTATGATTCAAGATGCAAAGATAATGATTTTTTCAATACATGGACTTTTATTTTGCGAGGCGCACCCCAGCCGACCCAGCCCCAGCCAGACCATTCATATACAAAGTGCAGTGAGATTTTGTTTTTTAATCTTTAATTGAGATTATAATTAATCATTTCATCTTCAAGAACCGATGAACATATATACATATACTAACTACAATATATTTTTATTAAAAAATTTATTTTATAATATATAAAATATTTTTATTAAAATAATATATATCTTCTAGTACATGTATTCCAGCTCCACAGTTCTTAATTCAGCGTCTAATTTTCCGCTAATTCTCCGTCTAATTTTCCGCTAATCTACCGTCAAAACCTTCTATTCTTTTCTATTCTTTTCTATTCTATTCTTTTCTTAAATATACTATTAGTACATGTACTTATGAGTCAGAAAAAAAAATCTAAATTATTTTCAACTTTTTTGATATTTTGTACTATTTATATTTGGAATATTCAAAAATTATTTGTATATTTGTAAAAATGAGACAATAAAAACCAACTGCTACAAAGGTTTAATAAGATATAACAAATCCAATCAGCCGAACAGTTGAGTAGCAGCAACCTAGTAAGCTGGTTGGTTTTTTATTATGGAAAACAAAGAAAAAATAAGAAACGGACAAGTGATATGGAAAAACATATTTGAATACCATATTGAAGGTTTATTAAACGACAGTGAGTTTGCAGAACTTATGGACATTATTTATTGGTTCAATTGGGATATTGATAAATTTAATACCCACAATATGTCACCAAAAGTAGGATTGATATGGAAAACTTTAGGTACTTCAATGAAAGAAAGTAAAAGAAAATCTAATAAGTATTATGAAAGCCATAAGACAACCATAACACCAAATAAAGAATTTGAAAAGCCATCCATGGAAGATGAATACAAAGTTGATATGCCTAACATCCAATTAGAGGATGAAGATATACCAGCCATAGAGCCAGAGCCGACACCAGAGCCAGAGCCAGAGCCAGTATTTAAAGTATCATCTGAGCCAGTTAGCAAAAAGTTTAGATATTATGATTTTGATACCAATAACAGCATAAGCATCAATAGCGCAATAGAAAGCAATAAGAATAATTTAACATTCGGAGCTGTTAAAAGTGATTTGATAAAGCAAATCATTAAAGACGGTCATACAGAATCAGAAGCCGAAAACATATACATTAATATATTAAAGACCGTTACCCAGAATAGAGGTAATGACGAAAACCCATTTTAATAATACCAATAATATGAAGACTATGAAAATGGAAATTGGAAAGTTAAGCGAACAAGCGATTGAGAATTTAAAGAAACTTGAAAATGATGCACCAATGGAAACTGGACACCTTGAATGGTCATCAATAACGGAAACAAACAAGACTGAAGATGAAAAATAACAAATATTACGAAAAGAACAAAGAGGCTATCAGAGAAGCAGCCAAAGCTTGGTATTATAAGCACAAAGAAGAGGTTACAGCCAGAAATAAAGCCAAAAGGGATGCAATAAAAGAAGCCAAAGAAGCTGAGAAAGCCGAAAGACAGAAAAGAGGTGAAGACACTCAAAAAAGGTATTATTACAATCCAGATAATTTGGCTTTAAGGAAAAACAGAAAATCATTGGATGTCCATTGTCCAGCCTATATGACTTGTACGGCATATCCAAATGGCATGATATTGATTGATGCGCTGGTTTCACCGTCAGACTTCAGAAGTATGTCCGAAACAGACAAAGAAGCCACCCACCATAAAATACATCTTGACAGAATACTTTATGGAATTAACCCATGTAAAAAAATTATTGTTATTGAAGATAACGAAATACAAGTGTACGTTCCAACCGCTGAAAATCTACAAGAAATTGTTGATGCCATAGCCAGTTTTGTAGAAGAATTTGAAATAAAATAAAAAAAAAGTTTGTCAGAAACTTGTGAATTAAAATTATTTTTTGTATAATTGCAAAAAGAGGTTAAGAAAACAACTTCAACGTTCTTTGAGATAAAATTAATATTGTGATATTCTGGACTACCTCCGATGATATATAGTCCAGCCCAAAAAGATACAAGGTCTTTAGTTGAAAACCGAAATCGGAGGCGGTCAGTAAACTGGAGACCTTTTTTGATTTGAAACTTTGTATTTTTAAAAATTATTTTTTAGAAAAGATTTTTGTACATTTTAAATAATTGTTAGGGTCACCAATAGCCAGCTGTGACAGTCCGCTTGACCCTTTTTGTAACGAAAAAATTAACTTAGAAATTAAAATATTAAATATATGAAAGAAATTAATAAGAATGGCCAGAACAGCGTAGCGACCAGCGCACAGAAAGAAAAAGGTTACATCCAAGTTATCACAAAGAACAACGGAAAACTGTTTGATTTCACAGAAAAGGAATACAAGTCAGTTGAAGTAATGGATGAAGATTACAAAGAGTTCGTAAAATACTATACCAAGCAGTATATGATGCACACAAGCGAAGATTTAATTACTACTACCTTTAGTGAAAGTGCAGTTAAGCTTGATGCTGCCGAAGACAATTTGGCATACACTTGTGTGAACAACAAAGCAAGAAAGATGCACTACAGAGTTGACAGTTATTCAGTTGATGTTTACAAAGTTGAATTTGTAGAGGCATAATTTAGTGTTCATATTGGGCTTAGGTCTGTGCCTTCAAACAGACCACTTTTAAATGATAGAATAAAAAATTAATAATAAAAGCCACCATCACAATAGGCGATACGAAATATAATTCCAAGTTTCCGAAAAGTGAGTGATGGCACTGAGTAGGGGGCTTGGTTTTTTAATGTTATGATTGAAGAAAAAGAAATATGGAAAGATATAGATGAATTTCACCAAGTAAGCAATATAGGAAGGGTAAGGAGTTTAGACAAATATACTGTTGATACTATAGGAAGGTTGCAATTTCATAAAGGTAAAGTAATGAAACAAAAAAAAGATAAAGATGGGTATTTGATTGTACCTTTAGGAAAAACAACTTTTAGAGTACATAGGCTTGTAGCTGAAGCATTCATACCTAACCCACATAATTTGCCTTATGTAAACCATAAAGACGAAAACCCATCAAATAATTTTGTATATGTAAATACTGACGGAACGGTTGACATCGAAAAGTCAAACCTTGAATGGTGTGATGCCAAATATAATGCTAATTACGGAACTAAAATAGAAAGAAGTAAAATGCATACAGATTGGAAAGCTGCTGCTAAAAAAAGAAAAAAAACAATATTACAATTTGATATAGATGGTAATTACATTAGAGAGTTTGAATCAATAAAAGAAGCTTCAGAATTGCTATGTATAGATGCTTCGTCAATAACGCACCATTTAAAAGGAACAAGACATAAAAAGCAAGCTGGCGGTTTTATTTGGAAATATAAGAATAATTAAAAATAAAATGAAAGAATAAGAAATAAAAGAAAATTTAAATAAATAGGATATGTGTAATAGTTATAACGTAAGAAAATTAAAGGCTTCAGAAATTGAAATAAAGCCTTGTCAAGTGGCAAAAGATAAGAGTTGGGTACAAGTTCTTTTGTACAAAACAAGCCGTGTGGATATGCAAGTGCTTACTGAAATGTATGGCTTAAAATGGAAAAGTAATTATCAAATGGTTGGTGATAGTTTGTTTTGTACCATCAGTATTTATGATGAGGAGATGAAAGAATGGATTAGCCGTACCGACTGTGGTGAAAAAGATGCTGGTATCAGCGAAGAGAAATCTTATGCAACATCAGCATTCAAGAGAGCAGCAACACAATTTGGAATTGGGATAGAGTTATACACTACTCCAAGAATCAAATTCAATACGCCAGACAGCTATTATTATAATGAGAAGTTGACTATGACATTTACGGTTAAATCCATAGAATGGGATGGCGATAAGTTGGTTGACCTTGTTATTATAGATAGGTATGGCAAAGAAGTTTATAGCTTCAAGAATGGTAATGAACAGCCAGCCGAAAGCAAACCAGCTGATAATGCAACAATTCTTAAAGAGTTTTGCAGTGGCAAAAAAGGCACTGTTGACACCGAAACATTAAAAGAGTTTTACAACTACTGGAATGGCAGAATTGCAAAAGATGACTTTAAGGGTACGATAAACCCAGAAAGCCTTTGGAAAAAACATATAGCAAGGAAGGCAGCATAATGGCAAAATATAAGTTTGAATACACAATACAATCAACAGTTGGTGGAACTGTTGTGATAGAAGCTGAAGATGAGTATGAGGCTTGCGAAAAGTTTGAACTGATGAAGGATGAACTTATATGTGAGAATGCTGAAGATGTTCAGTACACAGGTAATTTTAGGGTTTGTGATGACCCTTATTATGAAAAAATTGATGAATAATGGAAGAGAGTTGGAGACCAGTTAAAGACTACGAGGGACTTTATGAAGTCTCCAATTTGTCCAATATAAGAAGTATGGATAGAATAGTTGATTGTAGGAACAATTACGATGTCAGAAGCACAAGGGTAATGAAAGGCAGAGTTCTAAAACCGTTGCTTAAACATTCCAAAGACAAAGCCAAATACTATTATGTTACGTTATGCGACAAAGACCATATCAAGAAACGTTACAAGTGGCATACAGTGGTGGCAAAGTCATTTCCAGAGTTATGTGGGGTGTGGCATGAGGGATGTGAAGTACACCATAAAGATTTCAATGCAAGCAACAATTTACCGCAAAATCTTATATGTTTTACCAAATTGGAGCATATTCTAGTCCATAAGTTACTGAATAATTTGAAGAAACAATAATTTTTTTAATTTGTAACTGATTAATTATTAATGCAATATGACAAAATGTCACATTTTTTTCAAAAAAAATGACAAAATGTCAGTTTTTGGCACGATTTTTGATGGAGATGTAATGTACTAAAATTTTAAATATATGAAAGAAAATAATAAGAATGGCCAGAGCGCAGAGGCTAAAAACAGCGCAGCAGAGAATGTAACAAAGGTGCTGATGGGTGAGATTGATGCTCCAGTTAAGTACATTCTTCATTACCAAGAAATTATCTGGGACAGAACTAAACGTGAGAATATTACTGTAAGCAAGATGGACTTGTGTTATAGTCCATACGACAAAGACCAAATGGAAGCAGATTTAGACCGCTACTTTTGCATGTGGAACAATTTAACGGATGAAAATAACACCTACTGTTTCGGCTATGAGCGTAATGCTGACGAAGAAATTAGCAGTGTAGCATTGCTTACCGATATGGGTAACAATAGAGTGTTAAAACGTTTAATTGAGAAAGAGGAAATAGAATAACTCGAAAATTTATTTATCTGTCATAGTAATAATACTTGGGGGCTGGTGTAACAGCCAGCTCCTTTTTCTTAAACATTAAAATTATAGTTATGGAAAACACTTATGGTTCAGTTATCTTTGATGGAATGACCAAAGAGGAATCACTGAAAATGGTTGAAAACAACAAATCTTTATTTGCAAAATTAGCTGGAAAAATTCTGGTTTTGGCACAAGAACAAGTCAAAGAGCTTAACCCAAAAGCAGCTCCAGTTGAAGTATTGATTGGTGCTTGGAAAAAGTTATATTCCAATGCCATATCAAAAGGCAATAAAGAGGATGCTAAAATATTAAAGAGTGCTGCAAAGAAAGATTACTATAGTGCAATCAAGAAAGAGCCGTCAGCATCACTTGAAAAGTTATTTGACACAGTTTGGAAAACCATTAAAGTAAAATAAAATAACCGTTAATACCATGAAAAAAATTATTACATTAGTAGTCATTATGTTGGCAATGGTCAGCATTGCACAGTCACAGAGTGTTATTGACAAAAAAGCACAAGATGTTTTTGACAATGCTTTTAACGATATAAAGGAATATTCTAACGATACGTTTGAAACAAAAAGCACGTATGCTGATAATACGATTTATTATTTAAATACCAATTTAATTTCAGATGAACAAAGCAAAGATGAAGCAACAGCCATTTTAACAATATGTGGATTTGTAATTGGATTTATTATAAGATTTGCCATATTCGGATTAGTTTGCCAGTATATGGCTTTAAAACAAGGTAGAAACGATATAGCTTGGAAATGGGCTGGCGGAATATTTGGTATTTGTCCAATGTTTATTTTGTATTGTCTTGGTGAAACAGAAGAGCAGCACCAACATAGAATAATTGAGGATGCAAAGTTGATGAAAAAATATAGTGTATAAAAAATAATTGTTGTATGTGAAAAAAATTGTTATATCTTTGCAGCGTAATTAGTGGCCTATATGGGTGCTTGTTGGTTTAAAATGCTTCTATAAGTTGGATAAAATGTCCTAGGTTCAAGTCCTAGTGGGAGCACAAAAAAAGCCAAAACAACGTAAAATAAGCACTTATGACGGTAAAATACACCAGATTAAGTGCTTATTTGTTATCCCAAATGTAGCCTAAAAAAAATAGGCTACAAAAATTAGGCTACAGCTATTGTAAAACATTTAAAAACAAACAGTTATGCCTAAAAACACATTCACAATCAGCTTCTATGCTAGAGACAGCAAAAAGGACAAAAACGGACTAGTCCATGTAGAAATGTCTATCAACGTAAACCAGAAAAGACTTTTCATCAACCTACCATTTACAGTAGAGCCAGAGAAATTCAACAGCAAACGCAGACCAAAAGAGTATGATGATTATTTGAGTTTAATGCGTACAAGAATAAACCAGATAATGGTGGATATGATTGACCATGAAGAGCCTATTACATCAGAACGTATAAGAGAATACGTTAGGACTGGAGGCTATAAATCATTCACTATGGATGATATGTTTAATGGTTATCTGGAAATATTGAGAAAAAGACTTTCACAAAAGGTATACAGAAGATATGAGTTGCTATATGAGCTGTTTAAAGAAAAAAACAACACATCATTAGAGGTAACTAAGTTGTCTGAAGCCATGGTGGAGAAATTCAGAGATACTTTACTTGAAAGATACGACAGCAGCACAGCAGTTGGCTATATGTCAAAGTTCAAAGCATTTATCAGATATGCCATAAACAACGGACATTTAAAGACCAATCCAGCAGCCTATGTTAAGGTCAAAAAAGAGAAAAAAGCCATAGACTTTCTTACTGAGGAAGAGTTAAAGAAACTCCAAGATACCCAGTTGGATAATCAGTCACTTCAGAACGTACTGGACTTGTTCTTATTTGAGGCTTCAAGTGGAATTAGTTACGCTGATATGCAGTTATTGAAAAAAGATGATATAAAGGAAAGCAACGGCATATATTATGTTTCCAAGCAGAGACAAAAGACTGGTACAGATTTTACAGCGGTTATATTACCTTTTGGAGTTGATATATTGAAAAAGTATGATTATAATTTGAGAATGATAAGTAACCAGAAGATTAACACTTATCTGAAGGTTATTGGAAATATAGTAGGTATAAAGAAGTCACTACATTCACATCTTGCCAGACACAGCTATTTAACCTATTTGTTAAATAAAGGTGTTTCCATGGAAGTATGTTCTAAAGCAGCTGGACATTCAAGCGTAAAGATAACACAGCAGTTTTACGCCAGCCTACACAAAGATACAGTTATCAATGAGATTGCAAAGATACTGTAGATTCTTTTTCATTTTTATTTTAAGTTTTTATTCTATTCAGCCTTGACTGTTAAACAGTTAGGGCTTTTTTGTTTACTTTTATTATTTTTTTGTTATATTATACTATATATAGAAAACTATATATGCAAGATTTATTTGAACAAGCGGAAGTAATAGGCAGAACCATAGTTGAAAAGTTTATAAGCGGACATTGCATCAATTATGAGTTCACCATAGACAAATTCAATCACATTGATTTATTTGTCACTGGCTACACCAAAACAGCCAGCATAGAAATAAAAAACAGACAAACTTACACAAGCACACAGATTGAGAATTACGGTGGTCAATACATTTGGGAAGAGAAATACAAAGCATTGACAGCCACAACCATAAGCGGTTATCAGCCTTATTTCCTAGCGATATATAAGGATGCGATATATTTATGGGATATAATGAATATACCCATGGATTTCAAACCCAAAAAATTACCAAAAGCAACCATGGAAGACAGAGGCGATGCCGATTACAAAATAAGCTACTTGCACTTAAAAGACGGCATAAGATATGAGCGCAAATGATATAATCGGATATATAGCGGAACATAATGTGTTACGAGGCATAATTAAGAACATAGCAAAGAACAGCAATGATGAAGATTTGATAGACCTTGAACAAGATATATATATGACATTGTTGTTAAAATCACCAGAAACCATAGAAGAATTATATGACAAACAGCAGTTGAAGTATTATTTGACAAGGCTGGTAATAAACAACATAAATTCAAAAACTTCAAGGTGGTATTATCAATACAAAAAGAATAAGACAAAACAAATATCCATGGATGACTACCAAAAACAAACCAGAGAAACAGAAGATTAACATAAAACCCACAGAACTAAGAAACATAATGAGTGAGTATATCCCAGACCAGTTAAACGACAGCGAGGAACTTTATAACATCAAACAAGCCATAAAAGCATTACCAAAATCAGACCAAATCATATTCATTCTCTACACCGAACTGGAATCAGAAAAGAAAGTGTCCGATTTGTTAGGTGTAAGCAGAAGTCCGATACATAAGCTATTGTCATCAATAAAGAAAGAAATAAAACTAAAGATAAATGATATTGATTAACTTACTATTGATACAGCTAATAATTGTTTATATACTAGATTTGTCTGGTGTTGTAAACGATGGAATACAGCCGTTTTTTATCAAACATTTCAAGCATAAAATGAGGTCAAAACCTTTTTTGTGTTCACGTTGCCAGACATTCTGGATTGGATTAACATATATAATAATCGTACACCAGTTTACACTCCCATATATAGCCTATGTATGTCTATTGTCATTTTTGACACCAGTTGCACAAGGTATGTTATGGGGTATTTATGATGCGTTGGTACGTTTCTTTCAATAATATTATATTTCAAATAAAAAAAACCATGAGATTAACAACAGAAGATTTTAACAGCATAAAAGAATACGAACAATATTTTTCACATGCAATAAACGAAGGCTATTTCAGAATCATCAACAGAGGCTTATTGAAAGTTTATGCGGAAATCTATAAAAGAGTATTCAACAAAGATTCAAAGATATTGAACGGATGCAGCCTTTGTGTACTAAACAACATAAAGGAACTTGCAGCGGTCTATTTCCAAGACAAAAAAGAATTGGAAACCACAGCCAAAGCCAAAACAGCTGAAAAACAAGCAGTTGCAGAAGCCCCAGCCAAACAAACACCAAAAACGGCAAAGAAAAAGCCGACAACCAAAAATAAGAAAAAATAATCCATGTAAATTATGGCAAACAATAAACCAAGAACACAAAAAGACATAAACGAAGATATAAAAAAGAATCCAGAACTATATTACGATTATGCCAGTATGTCAGAAGAAGATGTGGATAAAATAATTATCCCAGTAATAGAAGCTTGTAAAGCAAGAAACCAAAAAAACGGCAGAGTACGCTGGACAGAACCTTTATTGGCACTTCGTAATAGTGTCTTATTTGATTTGATGTACAAACAAGGATTGTCAAAAGCACAAACAGTCGAAGTCCTACAAGCCAGATGGCAAATCGGTATGCAGAAGTGCTATGACTATATCAACGCAGCCAATGATGCACTTGAACAGAATTACCAAGATGATATTGAGAGAGTGAGAAAAAAACAACTTGAAAAACTCCAAAGAGTGTATAACGATGCCTTGAAAAAGAACAAACACAAAGAAGCAATCCAAGCACTAGACCAGATGAATAAGTTGAAAGGTTTGTACGAGGAAAAAGCCACAATACAAATCCAAGACATAACTTTTGATTTCGACTAATGAAATGCCATGGAATAAAACCATTCAGCTACCAGAAAGCTGTAATTGATGAAATAAAAGACGCTAAAGGGACTGGAAAAATTGTTGTGGTGAAATCCAGAAGACAATTGGGAAAAAGTACCTTGATAGCCAATTTGTTGTTGTATTATGCCATCAATTATGCTGGAACAAGGAACTATTGTCTTAGTCCGACCTTGAAACAAGGTAAGAAATTGTATAAGACAATTACCAAAGCATTGAACAAAGCCAAAATTGTCAAATCAGCGAATGGTTCAGATTTGACTATAGTTTTGAAGAATGAATCTGAGATTTTGTTTAAGTCAGCAGAGCAGAAAGAGAATTTGCGTGGCGAGACTTGTACTGGATTGCTTGCAATTGATGAAATGGCTTATATTCCAGATGATATTTATGACATTGTTAAACCATGGACAGATTTCCACCATGCAGTTACATTGATGTCATCAACTCCGTTCATTAAGGAAGGTTATTTCTGGACTTATTACAATTATGGTCTTGAACATTCACACAATACAGTTTCAATTGATTGGGCTGATGAACAGTTTAAAGAAGATTTGGACAAGATACTATCACCAGAGACTTTGGCGGAATATGAAACGATGATACCGAAAAAAGCCTTTTTAACCGAGTATAAGGGACAATTCATTGATGGTGGTGGTCTTGTATTCGATTACTTCAAAGAAGCCCAGAAAGAGGCTAAAATTAATTCAAATGACAAATTATATGTTGGTATAGACTGGAGTAATCAAGCTTCAAAGGATTTCACTGTTGTTTCAATGTTGAACCAGAAATGCGAACAAGTGAAATTAAGTTACTGGAATGATTTAACACCGTTGAAACAGATTGATAAAGTCTATAATGAACTAGAACCCTACCTTGACAAAATCGCTGCAATCGTTTGTGAGGTTAATAGTTTGGGAACACCATACACAGATTTGTTAAAGGAAAGGCTACAAGATAGACACAAAAACAAGGTCAAAGAATTTGTCACATCAAACACCAGCAAAAATGATTTGGTCGGTAAGATGCAAGTGGCACTTGAACAGCAAACCATATCATTACTACCAGACAAGAAACAAGAAAGGGAGTTCAGTTATTATGCTTGTGAATTTAACCCACAGACAAAGAACATCACATATAATGCACCATCTGGCTTACATGATGATACTGTAATGGGTACAATGTTTGCTTTATATGGTTTCAATGAGTTTAAGACCAGTGGTGTTTATGCTGTTGGTGGTGCAAGGATGACAAAAAGAAGATAATAATTTAAATTAAAATTAACAATATGATTGATTCATACGATAAACTAACTTTAGGGATATACAGAGAATTATTAGCCATAGAAAAGACTGAAGATGATGTCAGCTATGGTATTAAGATATTATCTGCATTGTCAGATTACAGTGAAGATGAGTTGATGGATATGCCAATGGATGAGTTTCAAAGCCTTATGGCAAAAACCAGTTTCTTAAATACACCTATGCAAAAGTTGGACTGGAAACACCTTGGAAAGACCATAACCATCAACGGAAAGAAATACAACATCATCAAAGATGCAAGGAAAATGACAGCTGGACAATACATTGATTATAAGTCATATATGAAAGATGCTGATAAGTTTATTGAGATGTTGCCTTATATATTGACAGTGTTTATCATTCCAGAGGGTTGTAAATACAATGACGGCTACGATATTGAAGATTTGGCAAAAGAGCTTAATGATAATTTGGATTTGAAAACAGCATTGTCAATAACGGATTTTTTTCAACATCAGTCCAAGCTTTCGATGCTAACTTCGCTTCGTTATTTGAAATGGATGATGAAGAGGATGATGAAGACGGAGAAGAATTTGGAAGTGAGGGCAGAGATGGAGAACGCAATGAATCAGATGGCATTATTAGAAAATTTAATAAAGAATGGGGATGGATACACTCAGCAATGAAAGTAAGAGAGTGTACTGGGTTATCAATTGACAAGGTTTATGAACTTAGTGCTATTGAGTTTTTAAATTATTTGTTATATATCAGAAGCTGGGCTAATGTCCAGTATGTGATGAATAAAGAAGCCGAAAGAAAAGCAAAAAGAAGATGATAGAGTTTAAGCATTTACAACATGCCATGGCTGAATATGCTAGAGCCATAGAAGACAGATACAAAACCAATTTGGCTAACAGCGGTAGAAGAGCCAGTGGCGATTTGATTTCATCAGTCAACACCAAAGTCATTGTCAATGATAATGAATATTCAATTGAATTACAATTAGCCGACTACTGGAAATATGTTGAGAATGGTAGAGGTGCTGGGAAGTTTCCACCAGTTGACAAGATATTGGAGTGGATAAAGGTTAAGCCCATACTACCACATCCAGACAAGAATGGAAAATTGCCGACAGAAAAACAGCTTGCATATCTTATTGGTAGAAAGATTGCCAATGAGGGATTTGAGGGAACAAACGACCTTGAACATACATTGAATGAGGTTGACTATGAACAGATAATAGCAGAAGCCTTTAACATGGATGTTATGGATTATATAAATGAGATATTGTTAATATTGCAGTAATGAACAGATTTGTTGAAAGTGCTTCAATGTTGAAGTTTGGAGAAAAGGCTGATTTAATGCTTATCAAAGCAGCCCATATATGGGACATAAACGACTTCAAGGATGATACTGTAAAACTGACAGAGGAAAGAGCCATAGAGTTAGGCGTTGAAGATTTTGCCGATTATTACACATTAGTCCCCTACGAACTAGAACCATAATTGATTATCAATAAATTACAATAATAAGGCTACAAATAAGAATAAAATTAGAATTATGAAATACAGTGTATTGACTTATAACATTGCTGGTTATGAGATAATCCATGAGATACCAGAACAATGTTTAAATCCAGAGATAGAATTTATTTACGTTACAGATGACCACAGTATAACTTCAAGTACATGGACTGTTGTTTATGCTGATGATTTGACTGGCACAACATTTGACAAGTGTTATCAAATCAGATTTAATCCGTTTAAATATGTAAACACAGATGTAGTGATGCGTATTGATGGTTCAATGGCCATCAACAAAGATGTTATGCCGTTGTTTGAGGCGTTTGAGAAAAGTGGATGTGATGCTGCTATGATGTTGCATCCGACCAGAAACAAGATGGTTGAAGAATATACTGCATGGGTGCGGATGCGTAATTATCCAGTGGAACAAGCTAACAAGTGTTTGAGTTTCATGGCATCAAATGGTTATGATGTGGAAAATCACAAGGGATTGTTCCAGTACAATTTTGCAATACAGAGGAACAATGACATTAACAACAGATTGAACGCAGAGACTTATGAGGTATTGACAAGGTTGGCAACGCCACCAGACACAGCGGAGAGATTAGACCAAACATTGGGAACGTTTGTCATCAACACTCATTATCCAGATATGAAGATAATGCCGATTGGACAGTACATTTGTTTCAATCATTATTTCAATTGGTGTTTACATGGTTCTGATAGGGTTATGGTTTATGACAGCAGATATGATTGTACGCCATACATCAACAATAAGCAAGTTACGGTCTGGTACATTTAATAATTCCAATTATATTTTAAAATAAAAAAGACTATGAATTTAAGTACATGGATGGATTATAATTATATAGCCACTGGATTAACGGAATTGACATATTCCATATATGAAGGTCACACTGAAAACTATACATGGGTTAATGATAAGTTGATATATACTGGAAAGGCTGTTGCCAGACCAGATGAAGGTTTTATCAGTATCAACATCAGTCCTATTGTACAGAATTATTTGAACAGTGAGTTACCAGATGTGGCTTTCAATTACGATGATTTCAACACTGGCACAATGAATATGCCTAATTCAATCAAACGATTTGCCTTGTATGATTCAAAGGGAAACATGTTGGATACATATAAGTACATCAATTGCTGGGATTATGAAACGTATTTTGAAACATTTGAAACTGACAACAGTTATTCTTTGTCAGTTCCAGCAAACAACCACAGTGTTTATGGGATGTACAATTTCAGTACATCATATTATAAGACCAATGGTGGTGAGGTAAAGACAACAATAGAGGCTGGCACAAGACAAGATTTGCCGAACACTGGTGATACAAGTTCAATCAGTTTGGCTGGTTGTGCAGCTGGGGCTTTGTATTACAGCAACGCTAAAGGTGGATGGGACAGTTTTTTGATTGAAGGCAACGTTAAGAAATCTGATGCTTTTGAGAAATACACTATCAATAACAAATGGCATACCAATACGCTTGAAAGCGGTACTAGGACATTGGTTAATACCGTAACTGAAAGCTGGGTATTGATGACACATTTGTTGACTGACAGAGAAATGAAAATCATTGCTGCTAACTTGTTCGGTAGCAACAATATATATTTCCATGACCTTGTTAGTGACAAGATATATCCAGTGAAGATAACCGACACCAAAGTTGAGTACAAGACAAGGAAAACCAACAAAAACAAAGTGTATTATGCTACAATAAACATTGAATCAACACAACCAAAACAACGTATATAAGTTATGAAAGATATTAGACTTTATTTAGGTGGTGAACAAGTTGAATGGTCAAAAGTGCCAGACATATTGCTTACTTACCAAAGAACGGATTATAACAACCCTACTGTAACCAAAAACATGTATTCAAAGACAGTTACGATAGAGGGAACACAGAACAACAATAATTTGTTTGACCATATATGGAAGTTGGACAGAATACAAGACAGTGTTTTGTTCAATCCGAGCCAGAGGGTTGAGTTTGAACTATACAATGATGATGATATTGTTGAGAAAGGCTATGCAAAGCTTGATTCCGTTAAACGTAATGGCTACAAATTAGAATACAACATTACATTGTTTGGCGGTTTGGGAAGTTTCTTTTATTCATTGGCTTATAATGCTGACACCGATAAGGAAAAGACATTGGCTGATTTGAACTTCAGAGGTTCTGCAAACCCAGATGATGAATTTGATTTTGAGATTAACAAAGAAAGTGTCAAGGATGCTTGGGATAGATTGGGGATGAACCCTAACACACCAGTCACTGGCAGCACCACTGGAAGCACACAAAGAGGCGGTATAGACAAAAAATGGGATTACATCAATTTCATTCCTTGCTACAATGGTTATCCAGAGGATTTTGACAGTGATAAGGTTCTTATCAATACAGCTGAATTGAATGGGTTAAGAGTAAGATACACCGATGGCAACAATGTTGTCAACGCAGCTTTTCCAAGTACAATTACCGATGGTGATAAGATATACAGCCCAAAGAACGGCTATGTTTACGCTTCAATGACAAGACAATGTGACGAATGGGAAATGAGGGATTTAAGAAGCTATCTTCAAAGACCAGCATTTTCAATTAAAGGCTTTTTTGAGGCGATTTCCGACCCTATCAATAATGGTGGGTACAATGTATCACTTGACCCAACATTTTTCAATAGAAGCAATCCATACTACAATAAAGCATGGGTTACATTGCCAATGTTAAATCCAGAGGGAATGGCTGAAGATGATATTATTGATTGGGACTGGTACAAAGGCGATTCATACAGTGCCAGAACAGATGAAGGAAAGAAATTACTTCATAAGGCTAAAATATTAAGTGTCAACACCATAGATGGTACACCAAATACTTATTCCATGGATATTGAGTTACATACGACAATGACTGGATGGACTGGGGACACTTTATATATGAGTACTTATTATCAATATACCGAAACATTACAAACTGGTATTCAAGTATTGCATGAGAATTATTTGTTAAATGGTTTGGTGATGCAGTTGTATGGATATGCCAATGGCAGTGGTAATTGGTACGACCAAAGCGGTAGGTGTGGTTCAAACGTTATTGTATTGACATCAACGGTTGGAAATACAAGGATGAACAGAAGCATGGCTGAAGGTGCTACTATTCCATATAAACAAGCTGATATTGTTTTCAATTTCGGATATTGGAAAAGGACTACTGGTGATGATTTTGTATGGCACAATGAAACCAATGATACTGATGTGATACATATTACCATGGATACGAATTTGATGAGTGAGATACCTAATATAGCGTTGTCAATGTCATCAATTGAGGTTTTAAAACCGTCTAATGGTACGTGGTGGTATCAGAAGAATTATAATGGATGTACGTTTGAACAGAACGCATATTTTTCTAATCCGTTTTCTGGTGGTGGTAATCCGCCAGTACACAGATATTATTACTATGAAAGACCAGTCAAATTGGATGGTAAGATTATATACAGAAATTATGGAAATATGAGGTCTTACAAGCCAGTTAAGAAAAGAGATTTGTTTGGTGGTTTGGAAGGCACACCTTGTGACTGGTTGTTAAGTTATTGTAAGTTATTCGGTTTGTTTATTGAGAAAGACAAATTGAGTGATACAATATACATCAAATTGAGAAACAACTGGTATCAAGATGAGACTGTTGATTTGGATAAGTTGATAGACAGAAGCAAAGCCATAGACATAACGCCATTAACGTTTGAAAGTAAGTGGTACAATTTCAATTATGGTGAAGCTGAAGGTAAGTTTTTGGACAGATACAAAAACACATATTCACAAGATTTCGGCAAACAGATAATTGACACCAACTATAACTTTGATGCTGATGAGATTGATTTGATTGAAGATACAAGTTTTAGAAACGGATTGACAGCGTTGGAAAAGTCAAATTATTTCAACACCAAAACCGATATGAACGATAACCAGATAATGCAATGTCTATTCAACTGGTGTACAGCAAAATATTACAATGACCAAGACAGCTTGGAAACATATATCTGTTTGCCACAGCAATACAATGAAGAGTATTTGAATGAGAATATGCCGTTGCAGTGGTATGATGTTATCCCAAAATTGCAGATGAAAAACCAAGAAGGTTCACCTACTGACGGTGATGGTGTATTGGTGTTTTTCAATGGTATCAAGAATACTGGAAATGCCGATTACTGGATTAGTGATGATGTTGACGAGATGTTTATGGAAAGTGAAAACCCTTGCTGGCTACAGACTAAAGGTGAATGGAATTTAATGAACACCGAACAGATAGCCTTGCATGTATTTTCATTACCAGAGTTCAACAGATATATAATCCATAACAGCTTGAATGTGAATAACTTAATTACAGCTACATGGGATTTCGGACATACAAAGGAATTGTATGTGCCATATTACAGATATGATGCGGACAAGACACCTACCATTTATGACAATTTCTGGAAATCATATATTCAAGATTTGTTCAGTGTCAACACAAGGAAAGTTGATTGTTATGTGGCGTTGGATTCAAACAATGTCAATGACTTTATGAAACGTTTTTACTGGTGGGACAATTGTTTATGGGTATGTACGAAAGTACAAGACTTTGATATTGCTGTTGACAGAAGCACATTATGTAGTTTCACCAAGGTTAATAGCAAGAACGCATATTTGGAGACACCAACGTTTGATGATTATTTCTTGAATTTCTATAGGTCAGACGGCAATAAGAAAATACCAGCACAAGGCACTGATGAGGAAAGAAGCTTTTATATGACTTTGGACTCTTCAAGCAACTGGATTGTGTTTGAAACTGGATTGGGATTTGCGACAATAGACCCTAATTATCCATTTTCTGGAGCGTTTGGAACTGGATATGTCATTAAAGCCACATTTAGTTCAAACAAATCACCGAATGAAAGAACAGCAACGTTTTTGGCACAAAACGCTGATGGTTTGCAAGTGAGAATAACAATTAAGCAAGAAGGTTATGTAAGACCTAAGTATTTGACAGTAACACCAGCTGGAACAGTGTTGCCTAAAGTTGTGACAAACCCAGTAAACGCTGTTGTCAGTTCAAGTGCCAACTGGAGTTGTACAAATAATGAGTGGTCAGTTATATCACCAACTTCTGGTACATCTGGAGAAACGAATATCACTGTATCGGCTTTGACCAATGACGGCAATTTAAGAACAACGCAGATACCTTTTACAAACCTTGACGGTAAGAATTACACTTTCAGTATCAAGCAAAAAGGAGATGCTACAGTTACTTTAGAGCAGAATGAGATAGTGCCTAAAAAAGCAATGCCAGCAAGTGGCGGTAATGTGTTCTACAAACTTGTTAATGAGGTTGAATGTACGATAGAGCCTATGGGTAATACAGCTAATTTCTGTATTGCAAGCGGATTGGTAAGCTACAGCACAACAATACAGCCTTCAACTGGCAATGGTACAAATTTCTGGTTTCATTTCAATCCGAATACAACCCATGTATCAAGAAATGCTGGTTTCTATGCCTATTACATTTATGAAGGCGGTAGATATACGGTTTATCCAACAATAGTACCAATACCGATACCACAAGCTGCAAGCGGTAATAATATTGTTCATTTATCATCATCATCAGCCACAACAGCTACAACATTGGGTGCTAATTTGCCATGGGAAGCTTACACCAGTGCAATATGGATAACGATAAACACACCATCTGGAACATCAGCAAACCACAGTGTAAGCTATACAGTTCAAGCAAATGCTGGTTCACAGCGTACTGGATATATTTATATTTCATATACTGATGAGATGGGTTATACTTGTGAAGAGATTATTGAGGTTGTACAGAATGGACAGACAGCGTTAAGTGTTGAACCACAAGTAATTAACACCAGAGCCAGAGGCGGTGACTATATCTTGAACGTTGATTCACCAAGTGCTTATACGATAACCACAAGCAATAATTGGGTAAGTACAGAAAAGTTTAGGGATGGTGTTGTTTCGGTACATATAGAGCCTAATGATAGTTATGTCAGAACATCAAATATTGTTATAAGTGATGGTAATGACAGTGTTACAGTGGTTGTTAATCAGACAACGGATTACAGTGAAGATTATACATTGGATTTCGCACCAGAAGACATTGTTTTTGATGCTGAAGGCGGAGTTATTGAAATTAAGATTAGGTCAAATAGTCCATGGACTATAACTGAAAATAACAGAGAAGAAAACGAAGAATAATGATAAGTTTTTCAAGCACAAGCGGAGACAGTGGAGTTAGTGCTATAAGCATTACAGCCACTTCAAATTCAGATTTTAATTCAATTATAAAAGATTATACCTTAGCAAACAGCAGTGGCTATTCCTTACCGATAGCCATTGCCCAAAAAGGTAAGACAACAGAAGAGCCATATATTGTTTTAGATAAAAATTCATTGTCATTTCCAAGTAGTGGCGGTAGTAATACAATATCGGTAATGAGTAATAGGAACTGGAAATGGGATATGGATGAATGGATTGGACACAGCATTGATGGCGGTACAACTGGCAGCACATTAATAGGTTTGAGAGTTGCAGAAAACACTGGCAACACAAAGAATGGTACAATAACTGCATGGACTATTCCAGCTGATGTTTTAGAAGTCAGCGTTTCAGCTACCACAACAGTTTCACAAGCTGGCGATTATGTTGAAAAAGATATTAAGATAAGTCCAAGTGCCTTTACATTTGATTATGTGGCTACTGGCGGTACAATATCAATAACAGCCAATACCGAATGGAACATTTATAGTGATGCCAGATGGATAACATTAAGTGCAGCCAGCGGAAGCGGAAACACAGCCATAACATTTACCATAACAACCAATGAGCAGAGTAATAGCAGAAATGCCATAATATATGTTACCGATTTGAATGAAAGTATTGTAAGAAGCTGTAATTTAATACAGAATGGTGCTGTTGTCAGTGAGCCTTATTTGTCGGTAAGTCCTACTGGTGCAACAGTTGATATGACTGGTGGCACTGTTGCTATTTCAGTATCATCAAATACAACGTGGGAAATTGATATGGAAGATGCCAGAGTATGGTATAGTTTTGATAATTTGAACGGAAATGGTGATGGCACTGTTACAGTAACGGTTAATCCACAAACAGTTGAAGAGAGCAGAATAGCAACAATAACGTTTATTAGCTATAAGGACAACTTGAAAACAACTTTTGAATTGAGACAAACTCTTACCAATGAAGAGCCAGTTCAAGCAGAGGAAAGTGAATAATTATATTTAGTTTAAAAAGACAATATATATGGCTGATTTAGAAACTAAAAAAATATATACGATAGAGGTACAAGGTGTTGAACAAGTCAATGACCTTAAAAAGTCTATTGATGATTTAAACAACACCATGAAAGGCGCAGCAGACAGTATGTCAAGTGCCACTGAATCAACAAAAGCTTTTACCGATAATTTAAAGAATGCAAATGGTAGTGTAAAGAGTGTTAAAGACCTTAAAGCCGAAATAAGCGGTTTAAGGGATAAGCTTGTTACATTGGAAGCTGGTTCTGAAGACTATAAAGCAGCGGTTCAAAACCTTATTCAAGATGAAATGAAGTTGAAAGAGGTTATGCAAGCTGGCAAAGCTGAGGTAAATGCAGCAGCTGGCTCATATAACGCACTTCAAAGGGAAATGAGCGTATTAAGACAAGTCTGGAAAGAGACAACCGATGAAGCTACAAGAAATGAGATAGGAAAAAAGATAGCTGAGTTGAACACCCAATTAAAGGCTATGGATGCTTCAATTGGCAATTTCCAGAGAAATGTTGGTAATTATCCAAATTCAATGGGCGGTATGGTTAATTCTTTTAATAATTTGAAACAAGAATTGAGAGAAACCAAGATTGCCATGGAGCAGATGAACCCAGCTTCAGAAGAATATGCCAACGCTTTAAATAGAGCAGCCGAAATAACCCATGAATTATCTGAGCAGCAAGAATTAATCAGATATTCAACAGCAGATTTGGGTGACCAGTTAAGTAATATCAGAGGCATTGCAACAAATATGGCTGCTGGATTTACAGCCGTTAATGCTGCTATGGGCTTGTTCGGTAGTGAAAACAAAGAAGTTCAACAAGCTTTATTGAAAGTTCAACAGACAATGGCTTTGGTTCAAGGCTTGCAAGGCTTGGATGGTTTATGGAAAAGAACCAAAGGTTTAAGCAATGCAATGAAAGTTTGGATTAAGCAGACCAACACAGCCACTGTTGCTGTTAAAAAAGAAGCAACAGCAACAGCAGCTGATGCAGCAGCTAAAAAAGCAGAAGAAAAGGCTACAGAAGGTGCAGAAAAGGCACAATGGAAGTTAAACGCTGCAATAGCAGCAAACCCAATTGGAGCTATTTTAACTGGTATTATGGCATTGGTAACTGTTTTCCAATTATTGGGAGATAGTGGAGATGAAGCTGGAGATAAAATTGATAATGTCCACAGTAAAGCTGCTGCTGCAAAAGAAGACTATATCAAGATGATGGAAGCCATGTATGGTGCTACTTGGAAGTTCACAGAAGATGGTAAAAAAGCCATGGATGAATATTTCAATAACATTGATTTGGATGTTTCACTTACATACGATGAGTGGAAAGAAAAAGACAATGAAAGAGCGCAGTATATCAGAGAATATTATGAAAACCAGCATAAATTAGAAGTTAAGGCTAAAGAAGATGTAATAAAAGACAATGAGGCTAAAGCTGGTTCTGACTGGAAATATACTGAAGAAGGCAAAAAGGCTTATCAAGATAAGTTTGATACGATATTTAAGTTATATGCCAAAGATTCTGACGAATACAAGCAAGCTTTAAGAGACAAATGGTCTTATGATAGGGAATACACCAAAAAGCTTAAAGATGAAGCTGAAAAAAGAGTTAAAGACTCCGCAGCAGCAGCAAAAACTAATTTGGATAATTTCAAAAGGGAGTTTGATAAATATGTAGATGTTGATATTAAGTTTCAAGAATTGGCAAAGAAGTTGGAAGATGCTTGGGATAATGGTTTTGAAGAATATAAAAACTATCTTATAACCAAACTTGGTAAAACTGAAACTGAAGCAGCTGAAATTATGAATAACATGGCTGGAAAGATTGTGTCTAATTTTTGGAATGACATAATTACAACAGCAAAAACCGAATCTGACAACTATGCAAAGGTAGTTGATGAAAATCTTAGTGTTTTGTTGAGTACAATTGAAGCTGAATACAAGGACAAAAAAATTTCAGTAGGTTTGGAAATACCAGAAGATGAATTGAAACACATAGAGGATGTATATACGCAAACTAGCGAAGCATTAGAGCTTAAATTAGAGAATGTAAAAAATCTTATCTACACCATTGTTGAAGAGTTCGCTAAAACACAAAACATTGATTTGTCTAATTTAGTCGGTGATGAACTAGAGAACAAAATGGCAAATTTAATGGTTAAATTACGTGATATGTCTCCAGAGTTTGCAAACCTTATTAAGACATTCAATGATTTATCAACAGAAGCATCTGATTTGGAAATTGAAAGACTTGAAAATATATCAAATACTTATTCAAAAGCTTTAGATGCAGAAGCTGAGGAAATTGAAAACCTTTACAATAGAAAAGCGACACTTGAAGAGGCTGGAACTGAAAAAGAACAAGCTGAAATTGAAAAACGTAGAGAGTTGTGGGGTGGGCTTACAGATGCTTATACACAAGATACATTAAAAGCACACAGAGACAGAAAAGCAGCTATTACACAAGAATATGACGAGATGAAAGCCCATTATCAAGAAATGGCTGATTTGTACCAGAAATATATTGATGAAGGCAATTTAACAGCTGAAGAGGAAAAAACAGCTAAAGAAGAAATAGCTAAATATAAAACAGAAGTTGAAAAAACTGAACTTGAAAAGCAAAAAGCTCTTTTGGATGAAAGCAAAGAGTATATCAAGACATGGAAAGATGCTGCTAAATCTGCAATGTCAAGCATTGGAACGGCATTTGGCAATGTCACTGATTATTACTATAATATGTCCAATATGCACAAAGAGGAAATCAAAAAGCAATTGGAAGCTGGAGAAATCAGTGAAGAAGAAGCAAAGAAAAGAGAAGAGACAGCTAAAGAAGAATTTGAAAAAGCTAAAAAATTTCAAATAGCTGAAACCATCATTAACACTTTGTCATCAGCCATGGGTGCTTATCAATCATTAGCTTCAATTCCTTATGTCGGTCCAGTATTGGGTGCAGCAGCGGCAGCAGCGGCTTTAATGTTAGGTTATTCACAAGTTGAACAGATTAAAGCCACACAATACGAAAGTGCTACTGGCGGTAGTTCATTAAGCAGCGGTGGTTCAACCAATTTCCAATTACCTAACGTACAGAGTTTAGAGCCTAGCTATTATGAAAACACCACAAAGGAAAATAACACCGATATATTGAATAATGGCGGTGAAACAGAACCAGTCAGATGTTATGTAGTGGAGAGCGACATTACAGCTAGCCAAGAATTGGCAAATAAGCGCAATGATGAGACAACATTTTAATAATCAATAATTTACAAGGAAAAGGCGTACAAAAATACGCCTTTTTTATATATTATTATAAAACACAAAAAACATGGAATATAAAGGATTACCGATATTTAAAGCTACCATTGGCGAGGCTGATGGTATGGTAGTTTGTTCATTTGTTGAAGATGCAGCTGTTGAAAGTAATTTCCTTGCATTTGCTGAAGATAAGAAACCCATGGAATTTTCAATTGAAAATGAAGATAAACATATTGTAATTGGTGTTGCCATGAGAGCTAATTTTCCCATTTACCGTTACAATAAAGATATGGGTGAGTTTTACATTGTTTACACTCCAGAGGTCATTAGAGAAATGGTACAAAAGTTTTTCCGTAATGGATACCAAAACAACGTTGATTTAGACCATTCATTTAAGCTTGAAGATGGTGTTTACATTGAACAAGCGTTTATCAAAGACACAGCAAACGGAATAAGCCCAAAAGGGTTTGAGGAAATTGAAGATGGTAGTTTGTTTTTCCAGTACAAGGTTGAAAATGAAGAAATCTGGGCTGGAATAAAAGACGGCACATTTAAGGGCTTTTCAATTGCTGGCACGTTCCAGATTGAAGAAACATTTGAAAATCAAAATAATAATAACAATAAAAAAGAATATATGTCAAGAATTAACAAAATTAAAGAAATGCTCCGTAAGATTTTAGTGGAGTTCGGAACAGTATCTACAGACAAGGGCGTTATTGCTTTTGATGGTGATGAATTAGTTGAGGGAATGGCTGTAAGCGGTGTTGATGAAGAAGGTAACGAAGTATCTTTGGAAGATGGCGATTACAGAACAGAAGATGGCAAAATCATTGTTATTGCTGACGGCAAAGTCGTAGAAATCAAAGATGATGAAGCTGAAGTTGCAACAGACGAACCAGCAGCTGAAGAACCAGTTGAAAACGCTGAGGATGAACCAGCAGCTGAAGAGCCAGCAGAAGAACCAGCAGAGGAAACACCAACTGTTGAAGAGTTGCAAGCTCGTATTGCAGAACTTGAAGCTAGAATCGCTGAATTGGAAGCTGAAAACGCAGCTTTGACAGAGGAAAACAACAAACTTAAAGAAGAGCCAGCAGCACCATCAGCTGAAGAACAGTTTGCAGCTTTGGAAGAAAACGACAATACAGAAGTCGGAAAGATGCGTAAACGTGGCTACAAGATTTAAGCAAAAAAGACCAAAATACACAAGGGTTTATATATTTAGATAAAAACGATAAAAATAATTTTAAAAAATAAACAATAATATGGATTATACAGTAAGTGGATTGACTAATTATATTGAAGTCAACAAAGAAGTTATCTTGAGAGATGCTATTTTGGGTTCTGGTATCAAAGGTGAAACAATCCCTATGATGAGAAAACAGTTAGGCGTTAAGACAAGTGAAAGATTAAACTACTTAGAGGTTACACCAGTTCTTCAAGCTGTTAGCGGTTGCGGTTTCTCAGCACAAGGCTCAACAGTCTTTTCAGAAAGAGACATTACAACAGCACAAGCTAAATACAATGACGAATGGTGTTTAGAAAAGCTTTTAGGCAAATTTACTGAATACAAAGTAAGAGTTGGTGCTAACGACCAAGCAATGCCTTTTGAAGCTGAAATAGTTGACCAAGTTGTTAAAGGTATCAACAAAGAAGTTGAAAAACAAGTATGGCAAGGCGATACAGCAAACACTGGTAGAACAGACCTTATCAACGGTCTTATCACAATCGCTTTAGGTGCTGACAGTGCATCAACAATCACTGGTGAAACTTCAGTCGGTGCTACAGCATACGCAGCTATTAAACAAGCTTACATGGCAATTCCAGAAGAAATCGTTGATGAAGCAGTTATCTTTGTTTCTCCAGCTATTTTCAGAAGCTATGTACAAGATTTAGTAACAGCTAATTTATATCATTACGACCCAGCTTTCAGTGGTGAATTAACAGAAATGTTTATCCCTGGCACTGATGTTAAAGTACGCAAAACTTACGGTTTGACTGGTTCAAACTACATCTATGCTTCAGTTCCAGAAAACATGGTTTATGCAACTGACTTTGTAAACAACAAAGAAG